GATGGCAAAAACCTCACCCGCACCCGGTCATCGAATGCGGATTTCTACAGTGTGCCGGATGAAATCGTCCCCGAGGGGTGGAAATACCAGTGGAATGCCGTAGCGATCCTGGGCAAGCCCAACACCAACGAAACGATCAAGATGTACGCCCAAGGCTGGCGCCCGGTCCCCGCCGGAAGACACCCCGGCCTCTACATGCCGGAAGGCACCAGCGAAAACGCCCCCATCGAGGTCGATGGTCTACGTCTCGAGGAGCGCCCGATCGAACTCCATCTCGAAGCCGAGGCTGAAGGCCGCGCCGCTTCTCATCAGTTGCTGGAAGACCAGAAGGACGAACTCGGACTACGGCGAAAATTACCCTCCGGCATGACCCGCGACAACGCCGAACTTCGCCGACATGAGCGCGCCAACACCCGCCGCACGGTCGCGCCCGCTCCCGATGTTCCGCGTCCCTACGTCCCCGTCGAATAACTAAGGCAAGACTGTGTCCGAGCCGGACTAGGTCTTGACACAATCGCGTTAATCTGCTAGTCGCTACCATCTATGGACTTGAGCGGTGCCCGCTCGTCCAGGTTTAGTACCCCAAGGCGCAACGCCCGCGCAGTTGGGTCGTCCTCGCAAGCCGCGAAGACATCATCCGGCCACTCCCCAGCGAAGCCCGCTCCGGAAAGCCAGCAACCTCTTTCAAAGAGGACGCCATGGCTGTCAACACCACTGGCAATTTAGGGTTCAAGCATATCGGCTTCCTGCCTGGATATGCGCCCGATTATCAATTGCATGCGAAATACGTCCAGTCGTCGAACGCAACCGCGATCTATCACGGTGACCCCGTCGTCATCAGCGGCGGTTATGTGCTCGGCGCGACCAGCGGGACGGCCGCAGTCGACGGTATCCTGGACAGCTGCGTCTATATCGACTCCACCGGTCGGACCGTCCAGAGCCCCTATGTACCGGCATCACAGACCGCCACGGTCTATGTGATCGACGCCGCTGGCGCGCTGTTCCAGGTCCAGTCCAACAACACGGCCCTGACCCAGGCCAACGTCAATCGCAACGTCGGCTTCGTCGCTGGAACCGGATCCACCTTTACCGGCCTCTCCGGCTACTTCCTCGACGCCGGCAACATCGCGACGACATCCACGTACCCATTCAGAATTGTGCAGTTGTATTCCGATTACGTGCCGGCAACCACCGGCATCAACGGGTCCAATGCCAGTTCCTACAACATGGCGATCGTCACCTTCAACAATACCGACTTCCGCGCTGGAACGTCGGGAACCTAAGGGGGAGATGACCCATGCCGATTTCATTAGGTAATATCCGCAACGAACTCCTCCCCGGCCTGTTCGATGTCAGGGGCAGTTACGAGATGATCCCACGGCAGTGGGACAAGGTCTTCAAGACCCACAAATCGAACATGTCGGTCGAGCGTTCGACCCAGATGCGCTTTCTCGGTCTTCCGTTCCTCAAGGACGAGGGCGCCGCAACCCAGTTCGATAACAACGCCGGCGAGCGCTACAACTGGAACTTCAACCACCAGGAAATCGCGCTTGGATACGCAATCACGCGAAAAGCAATTGCCGATAATCTGTACAAGGCGCAGTTCAATCCCGCGAACCTGAAGCTGCAGGAATCCTTTGCCCAGTTCAAGGAAATCCAGGCCGCTTCGATCCTCAACAACTCCACCACCTATAACTCTGCGCTGGTGGGTGACGGCCAGGCGCTTCTGTCAACCGCGCATCCCTTCGATTCCGGAACGTGGTCGAACACGTCAACAACTGCACTATCATTGAACGAAGCCTCGCTGATTTCCGCGATGACGAACGTGCGGACCAACTTCGTGAACGAAGCTGGCCTGCGCGTGCTCGCACGTGCGCGGCGCCTCGTGGTGGGTCCGAACTTGGCTGCAGTTGCGGACCGGCTGACCAAGACCGAGCTGCGCCCTGGCACCGCCGACAACGACGTGAATGCTATTCTCACGGTTCACGGCGGACTTCCAGAGGGCTCGATCGTTCTCGACTTCCTCACGCCCAATCCGTTCTATTGGTTCCTCACCACCAACATTGAGGGGCTTATTCTCATGCAGCGCGAGCCGTATGAGAGCGATATGTGGGTCGATAACATCACAGATAATTTACTTGTCAAAGGCTATGAGCGCTACATTTTCGGCTACAACGATCCCCGCGCCATCTACGGCCAGACGCCGAGCTCCTAACAGGATCAAACCCATAGGAGCAACCGCATGAGCATCACTTCACCTTCAGGCCCAGTCGTCACCCAGTACGACGACCCGCTTAATCAGATCGCAGGCAACACGGTTCCGGCCAACACCAATCCGGAATCCGGCCCGAACGGCAATGCCTACGGGATGTTCCTGCTCGATCCGCGCTATCAGTTCACCTACAATCCAGGGCAGGATTTCGGCAAGCAGGTTTCCGGCTGGAACGCGACCGACGTCGAGGTGATCAACCAGATCCCCTCCGCGCACTCCAACAGCAACATTGCGGCGGCGCAGACTGCTACTGCAGGGACCGCTCTCACGTTGACGGCCGCAACCGGCGTGACCGGTTCGGTATCGATCACGCGGGCGGATACCGGTGCAACTGTCACCGGATTGCTGGCGATCGACTCTGCGATGACCACGATCAAATTCGGGTCTGCGGGCACCATTCAGTTGTGGGATCCGCGGGTTTCGATCGCGCGCAATGTGGTGATCGTGTCGAACGGAAACGACACCACGGGTACGTTTGCGGTGTCCGGATTCGATCTCTACGGTTTCCCGATGAACGAGACGATCGCCGGATCGTCTGCGACGACCGCGAACGGGAAAAAGGCCTTCAAGTATATCAAGTCGGTCACGCCGGCGGGAACGCTTAATTCCACCGGTGTGACTGTTGGTACCGGCGACGTTTTCGGCTTTCCGCTGCGGGCCGATGATTTTGGCCATATCAATCTCGTTTACGCAGGTGTGCTCTCAACGGGTGCTGCGGGCACGTTCACGGCGGCGGTTACCACAGCGGCGACGGCAACATCTGGAGACGTTCGCGGGACTTTTGCACTTGCGACCGCCTCGAATGGAACTAGTCTTCTGGTCGTGTTTGAATCAATCACGGCCGCCAATCTCGGGTACTTCAACTCGAGCGGATCAAGCACCGGCATGCTCGGTGTCGCGCAGTTCTAACCCTGACCAGATGAGGTAAATCCCCATGGCGGCACGACATCGGAAAATGAAGCACCACCACAAGGGCATGGGCGGGAAGATCGACGGTGCGGAAGTGGATTCCGGCGAGGAAGAAGTTCTCAAAGAGGCCGAAGGCAAGCGGCGCAACAAGGGTGGGCGGACCGTCAAGGCCGTTGCCCATCGCATGACCGGTGGCGCGACCAAGATGCGGCTCGATCGTCCCGGCCGCAAGCGTGGCGGACGCGTTGGCGCAGATACGTCGCCGCTTTCGAGCGCGCACGGGCATCATAGCTCGGAGTCCGAGCCACATTCGATGGTCGGCCCGAAGGACGATTGAGCCATGAGCAAGCTGTCTGCCAAGCAGCGGAACAAGCTGCCGGGCAGCACTTTCGCGGGCCCCGACAGGTCGTATCCAATTCCAGACCGATCGCACGCGGTCAACGCCTTGGCACGCGCGTCGCAGAACGCGACGGCGAGCCTCAAGGCCAAAATCCGCGCCAAAGTTCACAAGAAATACCCCGATCTGCCGAAGGAGTGAGCGATGTATACGCAATATCTCACGGCAGCGGGATCGAGCGCCACCGCGATTGCAAACATCAATTGCTACGTGACGCCGGTGAATATCGGCTATGCGCTGCTTGTCACCGGTAATTTGACGTGCACGCTGGCCTATACCTTTGACGACGTCACCGGTTTCGCGGCCAATCCGAACAGCGCGTCGCTCGGCTCTCCGACATGGTTTAATCAGAACGCCAACGCGACGGCGAACGTCACGGGATCGTTTACGTTCCCGATTGGCGGCCTGCGGCTGACGACGTCGAACACCACGGCCAACACCGGAACCGCGACGCTGGTCTATATTCAGTCTGGGCTGGATTCGCCGGGATGACATCGTCCGGGACTTATGTTTTCGATCCAGGCTTCGGCTCGGTGGTGCTCTCCGCCTATGCGCGCTGCCAAATTCGCAAGCCAGCGTTGACGCAAGAGCATTTTTGGGACGCTGGGCAAGAGGGAAACTTTCTGCTTTCGGAGTGGAGCAACAAGCAGCCTCTGCTGTGGAAGTCGGAGCTGATTTCCCAGGTACTGACGCAGGGGACCGCGACCTACACATTGCCGAGCAATGTCGTGATGTTGCTCGTGGTCTACATCGAGACGACATCTGGGAATCCATCTACACCCACTGATCGCGTGCTCGGTCCGATGAGCACGGTTGAGTACGCAAGCCTTCCGAATAAGACCAATCAAGCGCAACCAACGTCTTTCTGGCTGGACCGCCAGATTACCCCACAGGTGACGTTCTGGCCGGTCCCTGATGGGAATGGCCCATATACCGCTTTCATGCGCGCAGTGACGCAGGTGCAAGACACGGTTGGAATTGGACAGTCTCCAGGGAATACAAATCCCGATCTTCCCTATCGGGCGTTCGACGCGTTTCTTGCTGGTTTGGCGCATCGGCTTTCTCGTATTCACGCGCCTGCGCTCGAGCAGCAGCGCAAGATGGATGCCGATTTGGCCTGGAATATCTTCTCCGGAAACGATGTCGAAAATACAGCGCTCTACATAGTTCCTTCAATCGGAACGTATTACCGGAATTAAAATGAGTTACAGGCCTCACCCCAAACGCTCACGCACCGACATCGATCGGCCGGAAGCGTGGGGCACCGATGACCGAACCGGGTTCATCGGAAACCTGAATGACTTCAAGTGGCAATACCAATGGGCCGGATCCGAACTCATCAATCTCCGCGTTCTGGTGCATCCGGATTACTTGGATATCCCGCAGGAGCAACTTCGTTCCATCGTCATCCCGCCGGATCCGGATCCGCTCTACAACGCCCGCGTCGAGCTCTACGCGATCGATGAAGAGGATTTCTTCACCACCAATTCAGGCAGTCCGATCGTTACCAATAACGGCCTGAATAATCTGGTCAGCAATTCCTCGACCAATTACAGTTATGCCACGTAAGGCTTGAGTTCATGGCCAATGTGACGATTCCATCCCTGCCCGTGTGGGGGCTAGGACCGAATCCGCTCACCGGTCAAGAGCTGTTCGTCATTTCGCCGACGGCGAGTACCGCGACGCCGTCAAGCCAATTGAGCCTGCTCAATCTGGCCAAGTACCCGATGATTCTTCCGACGCCAACGCAGGCGTCGATCAATCTCAATCCAGCGTCGTTCATTCTTCCGGCTTACAGCGTCGGTAGCGCGATCGCAGTCGGCGTCACCCTCAATCAACTCCAGGTCAGCCAAGGCAACGTTCCCGCCGGCGGTCTGACTGGGCAAGCGCTGGTTAAACTCTCGAATGCCAATTTTGATGATAACTGGGGCAGCGTCGGTGTTCCAGGAGGCGGGACCGGAACTGGGACGTTTCCACAATACGCGCTTCTCTATGGCAACAACACCGCAACGATTGGATCAACCAACACCGCGACCGCCAGCGTTCTGATCACAGACAATACGACCGGCATTCCTTCGCTGTCATCCACGCTTCCCGGCGCGGTGCAACTCAACATCACCGAAGTCGGCACCATCGGAACCGGTGTCTGGAACGGCACGATCGTCACTCCGTCATTCGGAGGAACGGGACGGGCGAATTTAACGGCCCACGGCGTCCTGATCGGGGAGGGAACCGGTTCCGTCAACGTCACGCCGGCGCCGAGCGCTGCCCAACTGCTCGTTGGTCAATCAACGACGACAGATCCGGCCTTTACAACCATCGTCGGGGATTGGTCGCTAACGGCAGCGGGCACGGCAACAATTGCCACCGCCGCGGTCACATTTGCCAAATTTCAGACGTTTACCGGCCTTTCTGTTCACGGTGTGACCGGAACGGCGACCGGCATTTCTGGCGCCATTACCGGTGCGGCCAATCAGGTTCTGCAAGTCAATTCTGGAGGAACGGCGCTTCTTTTCGCCCCCCTTAGCCTGACAGCGACGGTGAGCGGTGTTCTCACGGTGCCCAATGGCGGCACTGGCGATTCGACAATGACGTCGTTTGGCGTCCTGATCGGCAACGGGACGAGTGCCATTCTGGCGACGCAGGCAGGCTCCGGCGGGCAGTTGCTGGTTGGTCAGACCACGACATCGAGCCCGGCATTCACCACCATTGTTGGTGATGTCACTTTTAGCGCAGCCGGTACGGCGACGATTGCAAACAACGCGGTCACGTTCGCCAAGTTTCAGACCATGACGGGTTTGTCGGTCATGGGTGTGGCTGGAACCGCGACGACGAATGCCAGCACCATTGTCGGCACTGCGGCGACAGTGCTGCAAGTCAACGGAGCTGGAACCGGCGTTCTATTTTCACAGATAAATCTGGCGGCCACGACTAGCACGGTAACCGGGACGCTGCCGATCGCAAATGGCGGCACCAACGCATCAGTCTATACGACGGCATTGCTCAATCTCAACGGCGTCAGCCTCACAGGCACGAACCAGACGCTGAGCGCCGGATTCAACGTCATCACCGATAATCTCGGGACAGCGACCGGAACCGTGACGCTCGCCTACGGCAACGGTTCGCTGCAGCGCTTGATCAGCAACAACACGTTTACGCTGAACGCCACGACCGCGACCGATGGCGAGGCCGATCTGCTGGTCACCAACGCGACGGGGGCGTCAACCATCACGATTACCAATTTCAATGTTGGGTCGAATACCGGAGATCCCTACGTGACCACGGTAGGCAATAAATACATCTTCATGGCGCGCACGATCAACGGGTCGGCCACCTACAAATGGGCGGCGCTGCAATGAGTTTCGCGCTGGTCCAAGTATCCCCCTTCGCGGTGATCAACCTCTTTATCGGAGGACTGCCGCCCGATCCCATCCTATGGCCGGATGGAGCAGCGACCCACGCCACCGCCGTCGGCACCGTCAGAGGGAACTGGGAGTTTTGTAACGTCGTCTCAACGCCCGTTCAGCCGGGACCATTGTTCACGCTGGCGAGCTCAACACCGTCGCTGGCGAGCCCGACCGTGACTTATACGCAGGTGTGGACGCCTCCACCACTCCCAACAGCCAAGGCCGTCTACCTGCAGCAAATCAACAACATGGCCGAGGTTCAACTTCAAGCCATCAGCACCGCCATCGGCGGGGGCCAAGCCATCGTGCATCAGCGCAAGGTTGCGGAAGCCAATGCACTGGCGAGCGATCCGTCACCCAATCCGGCGAATTACCCGATGCTGTCGGCGCTCGTGGGCGTGCAAGCCTCAACCTTGAATGCAGTCGGAACCGCAGTGCTCAACGGGGTCAATTTATGGGTGACCTCTGCGGCGCAGATCGAAAGCACAAGGATCAACGGCTTGTTGACGGTGAGTGCGGCGACGACGCTGCTGGGGGCGGCATCAGCCCTTGCTGCCGTCACGTGGCCGCAGACCGGAACCGGGACGCTGTCCTGAGATGGGCATCGGGGTACCGACGACGTATGGTTCTGGCAGCTTTACGGCGGTCGTCGCCGGCGCAGTTACGCTCACGACATCGGCCAATCTCATAAGCGGCAATCTCGGTGTTGTTTGCGTCGCGTCGAATTCTGCGACCGAAACAAACGTCACAAGCATGTCTGACGGGACGAACAACTATAGCAAAGCGGTGTCCGTCAACAACACCAGCAACAGTCAAGTCTGCGAAATCTGGTACATCGCGAATGCGGTCGCGGTTGGTTCAGGCGCGACGCTGACCGTGAATTTTGGCAATTCTATTGCGAATGGTGTCGAGGTTTATGCCTCGCAGACATCCGGAATTACGTCTTCGCCGCTTGACAAGACCAATACTCAAATCAACACGGCCACTCCTTCGGTTGCGACCGGGACCTTGACGCAGGCGGTCGAGATCATCTTTGGCTGCATCGCCCTTGGGGGCACGGGTCCGAGCGGTCTGTCGGAAAGTCCGAACTTCACGCAACTCTATAACCATCGCTCCTCTAACAATAATATCTGGATCGACGTGGGCTACGACATCGTCGCATCGACCGCCTCTGTGGCTTATGCGCCGGTCCCGACGGGATCAGGAAATAACAATACCGCGACTGTCGTTGCGACGTTCGAGGGTTCCGCCAGTACCGGTTTCATCTTCGATCTTGCCAATCCGCTGCGGTGATCAGACATGTATACCTATTCAACGTGGGTCGCGGCGATTGCTAATTTCCTCGTCATCCCGAACTATACGACCGACGTGAATTTCCAGGGCGCGATCTCCGTCTTTATCGATGACGCCGAGCAAAGACTTTATCGTGAGTTGCAGTTGCTCAATACGATTGTGCGAGATTCCTCGCAGGCGTTCAGTCTGAGCACTCCAACCTTCAACCTGCCATCGCAAAACGGCACCTTTATGGTGATTCAGAGTATCAGCGCGGTCAGTCCGGCGGGCACGGTCAGTCCTGACAGCGGGACGCGCAATTATCTGACGCCATCGACCAAGGAGACCATCAATTATCTCTATCCGAATGCGACGGGATCAAGCATTCCGCAATTTTTCGGCATGGTGACGCAGAACCAGATCGTGGTGGGGCCGTGGCCCGATCAAAACTATCAGGTCGAGGTAACGGGCACGATCCGCCCAACCGCATTGAGTGCCTCCAACCAGACGACATTGCTCACCACATACTTTCCTGACTTGTGGTTTGCGGCCACCATGGTGGGTGGGGCTTCCTATCTGAAAAACTTCGGCGCCGCCGCAGATGATCCGCGCATGTCGGTGACATGGGAAACTCATGTGCAGACCTTGCTCACATCCGCGGTCAAGGAAGAGGCCATGAAGAAATTCACCTCGCAGGCGTGGACGAGCCGCGAACCGGCGCAACTCGCAACACCGCCAAGGGCCTGAGATGCCGTTTGGAGCAATCAAGTTAACTCCGGGGTTCTCCTCGGAAATGACACCGACGTTGAATACGGCGGGGATTGTGTCCGGCAACCTGATCCGCT